CGAGAATGCTGTTAAGACTCTCAACGATCAAATACAAAATGGTTATTCTGTATTAGGTGAGGTAGATCATCCGGATGATCTAAAAGTGAATTTAGACCGTGTCAGCCACATGATAACAAACATGTGGATGGAAGGTCCTAATGGTTATGGAAAGATGAAGATCCTTCCAACGCCAATGGGCAATCTAGTTCGTACTATGCTTGAAAGCGGCGTAAAACTTGGTGTAAGTAGCAGAGGTAGCGGCAACGTTAACGATGCAACTGGCGAAGTGGCAGAATTTGAGATTATTACTGTAGATGTAGTTGCCCAACCTTCAGCGCCTGGAGCTTATCCAACACCGGTTTACGAACATCTCTTAAATGCAAGAGGTGGTAGTAGAGCGTTTAGGGTGGCGCAAGAAGTACAACAAGATCCCAAAGCACAGAAGCATCTCCGCGAGGCGATGCTTAACATTATAAACGGTTTAAAATAACCGGATAGGAGATAGTGATGTTGGACGCATTCAAACAATTAGTTGAAAGTGGTGTAATGACAGAAGAAACACAATCTGTCATCGAAGCCGCTTTCTCTAAAAAAATCGAAGAGAATCGCGACCAAGTCACCGCTCAACTTCGCGAAGAATTTGCTCAAAAGTATACACACGATAAAGGTGTTATGGTTGAAGCAATCGACAAGATGTTAAGCGAGCGATTGGCCGCAGAAATGGCTGAACTAGTAGAAGATAAGAAAGCATTAGCGGAAGCTAAGGTTGCTTATCAACACAAAATGAAATCTGATGCAAAAGTATTAGAGTCATTTATTCTAGGACAGTTAGGAAAAGAATTGGTAGAGTTCCAAAATGATCGTCAGAAAGTTACGGAAAACTTCCACAAACTTGAACAGTTCGTAGTACACGCACTGGCCAAGGAAATCAACGAATTTGCAGTTGATAAGCGTGATCTAGCTGAAACGAAAGTTAAGTTAGTACGTGAAGCAAAAAGCAAGTTTGAAGAAATTAAGAGTAAATTCATACAACGTAGCGCCGCAGTTGTTCAAGAAGCAGTTACTAGCAAATTAAATTCTGAAATCAAGCAATTGAAAGAAGATATTGATAGTGCCCGCGAGAACAGTTTTGGACGCCGCGTATTTGAAGCATTTGCACAAGAATATTCTGGTTCGTATCTAAACGAAAAATCTGAAACAAGTAAATTGTTAAAGGTTATCGAGAAGAAAGAACAAGAGTTAGCTGAAGCAAAAAATGCTATGTCACAAAAAGACACTATTGTTGAATCTAAGGACCGCGAAATTCGTGTAGCCAAAGATTTGATGGAGCGTAAGACGGTGATGAGCGAAATGTTAGCACCTTTAAGTGCTGACAAGAGAGAAGTCATGCAATCGTTGTTAGAAAGTGTAAAAACTTCTAGACTACGTGATGCATATGACAAATACCTACCAGCAGTTGTTGAAGGCGAGAAGAGAAAAGTAACAAAAGTTGCTTTAACAGAAAGCACAGAAGTTACTGGCGATAAAGAGAGCAAGCCACAGGTAGGCTTAGATAACATTTTAGATATCCGCAAACTCGCGGGTCTAAAATAATTATAATTCAAGGAGACTATAAATGTCACAATTATTAAATGAAAGATGGTCAGAGACCAAAGACGCTCTGCTTGAAGGCCTATCCGGTACCCGCAAGTCAAGCATGAACGTTTGTTTAGAAAACACACGTAGATACCTAGCAGAAAGTGCTACCGCTGGTGCAACATCCGCCGGTAACATTGCAACACTTAACCGTGTTATTCTTCCAGTTATCCGTCGTGTAATGCCAACAGTTATTGCCAACGAAATCATCGGTGTACAACCAATGACTGGCCCTGTTGGACAAATCCACACTCTACGTGTACGTTATGCTGATACATCAGCTGGCGATAGCGTAGTTGCTGGTGATGAGGCATTGAGCCCATTCAAGATCGCTGCCGCTTATAGTGGTAACGGTGTTGATGCAACTCCTAAAGCTACTAATACAGCAGTTTTAGAAGGTATGCCAGGTAAGCGTATGAGCATTCAAATCTTGAAAGCACCAGTCGAAGCTAAGTCTCGTAAACTAAGCGCACGTTGGACTTTTGAGGCTGCTCAAGATGCACAAGCTATGCAAGGTATTGACATTGAGGCAGAAATCATGGCCGCTTTAGCACAAGAAATTACTGCTGAAATCGACCAAGAGATCCTAGCTTCTCTACGTAACCTAGCTTCCGTTGAGCAAACATATGACCAGTCACTAGTGTCTGGTACAGCTACATTCGTTGGTGATGAGCATGCCGCATTGGCAATTCAAATCAACCGTGTTGCTAACTTGATCGCTCAGCGTACACGTCGTGGTGCCGCTAACTGGGCAGTTGTAAGTAACCAAGCTCTTACAATTCTACAAAGTGCTACAACTTCTGCTTTTGCTCGCACTACAGAAGGTACTTTCGAAGCTCCTACAAACACCAAGTTTGTTGGTACATTGAATGGCGCAATGAGAATTTATGTTGACGCATATAAGACAGACACTGATGATAACAACCAAGTATTAGTTGGTTATAAAGGTACTAGCGAGGCTGATGCAGCCGCGTTCTATTGCCCTTACATTCCTCTAATGAGTTCTGGTGTTGTGTTAGATCCTAACACATTCGAGCCAGTAGTTGGCTTCCTAACACGTTACGGTTATGTAGAGTTAAGCAACACTGCTTCTTCTCTAGGTAATGCCGCTGACTACTTAGGTAAAGTTGCTATCACTAGCGCAACAGTTAGCTTCCGTTAATCTTAAAAGATTAATTAAAGCAATCAAAAACCCGCTTCGGCGGGTTTTTTGTTAAATATAGTGTCTAGATTATTATGCGGCGCCCACCGCGTAGGGCCTAGAACGCTCATAAATCAAAGGAGAAACAAATGGGACGTCCAATTAAAAAGAGATTTTTCGGAAATACAAACGTAGGTTCTGCAAATACAACAAGCGATAACGGTATCGGTGGTGAGGGTGTTGCTACAGTTGCTATTACAAATAGTGGTACATTGTATTCAGCAGGTTCAGTACCGTTGTTTACAGCACCACAACTTGTAGGTGGTGTTCGACCAACATCTACATTCTCACGTAATAGTGGAGGTAGTCTTGCTATTACTATTACAGATCAAGGTTCTGGTTATACAACTGTTCCTACACTATCAGTTACTACAGCAACCGCTGTTTCTACAGCCGCCACAGGTACTATTAGTCAATCAGTAATTTATGTCACAACTGCAACTGGAATTTTTGCAGGCATGAAAGCAAATGGTACTGGTATTAATGCAGGTGCTACTTATGTTACATCTGTTGTTGGTAATACTGTTAACTTGTCGGCAGCAAATGCTGGTGCGGTAACTGTTGCTGCCTACATATCATTTCAAGACGTAGGTACAGGTTTTGTTGCAGGCGCAATAACAACTTCAACTAATCAACAAAATGCTATTGCATTTACATCGTGGGTTCCCACAGCAAGTAACGGCACAGTTAATTCTGGCGGTAGTGCTATCACTGGTGGCGACATTGTAAAGCAAGCCGGTTCAAAGAGATACTATGTTAAAACAACTCAAGGTTACGGTGTTTGCTCACTAACTACCGGAACGGTTACCCGTGGTAAACTAGAAATGACTGCAACTGACTGGAATGGTAACATATACAGTGTTGCAAGATTACAGCAACGTAAATTAACTGTATGGCGTAAAACTCAAAACGGTTCAAACGCATGGGTTTATAATAACGGTGATGTTGCAAGATGGGCAAATGGTGCAGTAGCAACTGG